CACCGCTTCGTGCCACGTCGTCATCACTCGCCTCCCGTAGCCCAGTTTTGAATACGGGCCAGGATGGCCGCGGTTATCTGGCCCTGAATATCGGTCGCGGTCGAGCTAATCGCGGTGCCGATGTTGGCCGCGGTGGGCGGCGTCGCTATCGCGTTAGGCACCATCTCGGCCGCCTCAAAGCGCATCGTCTGCGCCATCGGCGAGATACCGGGGGTTCCGGTGGCACCAAAACCGGGAACGTTCGCCTGCGCGTAACCAGTACCGGTAGGGGCGTTAGCAGGATTGCCGGAGGGGCTCAACCCCGCACCGCCGACGCCGCGGGGGACAATGAACACGTCGACATAGGTACGGACTTCATAAAGATAGTCGGCCATTACTCACTCCTTAGCCAAAGGCCCCCGTGCCGGACGCTGACGATTCGATGATCGCCCCGAAAAGCTGATTGAGGATGACGGCGCCATCCCAGCCCTTCCAGCCGATGATGCGGAGCTGGTTCAGGGGGTCGGACTTGTCGGCACTCATCAGCCGGTTCCACTGGATCGACTCGAGCTCGAGCGCGGCAAAGTAGTGCTCGCCAAACACATAGCTGTCGAAGACGGTCACGCCCGTAGCGGGGGCGGCCGGTGGCACCTGGGGAATGCCGATGCCGGTGATCACGACGGTAGTGCCCGCCGGTAGCTGAACTGCCTGACCGGCATAAGGTCCGGTCGTCGGCCCCGAGGTCGACAGCCCGAGATTGACCGGCTGCGCACCCGCTCCCACTCCGACATAGACCGAGTAGGTGTAATTCGCCGGGCTCGTCGGCGTCGTCACAGCGATCGAGCCATTCGGGCCGGTTACGGAGACGCTCGCCGAAGGCTGGTAAGTCTGCTGCTCCTATTGATTCTGCGGATCGGAGCCGGTTACCTGAACCACGTAATTCGCGTTCGTCACCAGACTTCCGGCGGTCCCTGCAGTGTAGGTCAGACCGTTAGCGTTGTTCGCGTTGCCCGTCCAATAGGGCACCAGGTTCGACTCGCACATGTGCATGCCGCGCCACTGCCCGACTTCGTTGATGTAGAGCTTGTTGATGTCGGAATAGGACCAGGCGAGCTGCACGGTCGCGTTGTTGGCGAAGTCGTTGAGCGGGATCGGGTGCGCTACCATAACGTAGTGTTCATGGCTGCGCGGGTCGGCCGAAGCCTTGCGCGGACCCTCCTCAATATCCTTGCGGACATCGGTTTCGGTCGGCCCGTTGCGCATGTAGGCGCCGACCGTCTTGAGGTTGGCGACAGTACGGTTGACCGTGTACGGGTCGAGCTGATCGGCCGACACCAGCGAGGCGCGGGCGCCCTTCTGGTTCACATAGTTACGCTGCGTGGCCGCCTGCAGCTGGTTGAACATGTTGCGCTCGTAGGTCTCGGGAACCTGCAGCTGGAGCATTCGCGAGGCCTGGGTGAGCACATCGTGCATCGGCGTGATCTCGGCGATGTCCGTAATGTTCGCCCGATCACCCCATTGCATGACCACGCCAGCAACCTGGCTGATCGAGGGCGCCTGACCGATCGGCGGGACGCCTTCCGAGATCGGCCCAAACGGCAGCGTAAAACGGTTATACCGGGTCGCCGTAAAGGTCAGACCCATGTTCCTGGGGATTTTGATCTTCTGGGCAAACTGGCGGACCACCAGATGGCGTTGCGCCACCGGCAGGACTTCGCGATCAAGAAACCGCTGAGTGTCGCCCTGGTAAAGTGCCGATGTGCCTAAGGTTGCTACCATCTAACCCGTTCTCCTCTACGGCGGCGCCGCAGAGGAACCGGGTTATCCGGTCCAGGCGTCGCCGATCGTCACATTCCTCAGCCGCTCATCGAGTGCGGCATCGCCATCGTCTCGTGTCCGCCGCCGATCCGTGGGTGCTGCACTGCGGCCCACGCCCGGCTGTGTCGTCTGCGCCGCGATCTGCCGGGCCCCGCGTCTGCGGGCCGCCTCGGTTCGCCGCGGCTCCTCAGTAAGCATCGCGTTGCCGATCAGCTGCCGCAGGATCACTTCACGAGGGTAGTTTTGACCCTGCAGCCGAAGCTGCGCTAAGGCGGTTTCAACCTGATCGGCGTAGCGCGCCGCTATGGGCGAGCGTGCTTTCGTGTTTTCAAAAGTCTGCCGGTCGACCAGATCCTCGAGCCTCGCCTGGTCCTGCAGCCGCTGCTGGCTCCACTCGGCCCGCAGTTTCTGCTCGGTGTAGGCGGCAACTTCGTGCGGGGCCATCATCGCCAGCCGCTCTTGCTCTTGACGAGCGAGCTCGGCTTGTCGATACGGGTCTGGCGGCGGGGCGGCTGGTTGCCGCGTCTGCGCCAGTATCCTCTCTATATCAGCCCTTAACCGACGGTTCTCGTCTTCCTGATCCTTGAGCCGATTGCGTAGAGCCTGAGCCCTGCGTTGACCTCGCGTCGGCTGGGCCGGCGGAAGCTCTTGCTCGCCAGGCTCCGGGCCCGGCTCGGACTGCTCTTCGGTTTCAGTTTCGGAATCATCGGGCTCCAACCCGAGAAGGTCGTCGAGAATGCCGTCGTCGTCGCCGTCCTCGCCTACCGGCGAATTCCGCTCTTCCGACATGCTATTTCCCTAGCGGATACGGTTACCGCCATCGCTCCGTGAGTAACGACCCACGAGTCGTAGGGCAGGCGTCTACGCCTACCAAATATGCTGTGTCAAGAAGGTTGCATTTTTCCCTGGGCATCGACGATGCGGATAGGAACGCCCCCAATCATCGGGTTGGTGATTTCGGCCAGGGCCATGAGCTCGCTCATACTTTCGCAAATATCGATATATTCTGAGAGGCCAACATATATCGCGTCGGGCTGGTGACCCGTTTCGAGGCGGATTCGCCTGATCTCGTCCATCACCTCATGCCAAGTGCGCATTACATCTTCCTTGGCATCTGCACCGCTCCGGCGCGAGCCATCTGATCGGGGTGAATGGTGCCCGCCGGCCCGCGCATCAACCGCGGCCCTGCCGATTGCCCGCCGGTCACCGGTGGCGTAGGCCCGCCACCTCCCCCTTGCTGCGGCCCTTGCTGTGGTCCCTGGGGCTGCCCCATACCCATCTGTTGGGCTTGCTTCATTTGCTTCATGCCCATCTGCAGATTATGTCGCTGCATGTGGTCGCGGACATGCGCCTGCACCCGAGGATCAGGGTGCCGCAGTAGCTGGCCGTGCACCTGCATGTGCTTCTGATCATCGTCAAAGATGCTGACCCCGACATCAAAATCGTCGATCAGCATCTCATTTTCCTGCTCAGGCGGGATCGTATACTTGGCCGACTGGTCTACGATGATCTGGCGCGCCTCGCGCCACCCGACGAGTCGGCCAAAGCTCTCCTCGAGCGCCGTGCTTGGGTCGATCATCTTGCCCGCCTTGGCGAGTGCACCCTGCATCGCCGGGCTCATCGCCACGTTGATCGCCGCGATAAGCTGCTGGTTGGCGGCAGCGTTGCGCGCCTGCTCGACACCGTACCAAAGGAAGTGGTAGCGCGTCGTCGACTGCAACAACGGCACCTTCTGCATGTTCGCCGCATAGCCCGCCGGACCGTAGGCCTTGACCGTGGCCTCCTCGTCGCGGAATTGGTGATCAAACTCGGCCCACATCGTCGCCATCGGCGAGAGCACACGCTCCTCGAGGACCGAACATTCCTGCGCGGTCGAGAGGATGTCGACTTGCTGCTCCATCGCAATCTCGGCCTGGTTGCGCTTGCGGCCGGGAACCCCTGACTGCTGCGGCAGCATCGAGGGGTTGACCCCCATAACCTGAAAAATCTGCTGAGTGAGCGAGTTAATCAGATCTATCCCCTCCTTCCAGATCGGCGGGAACTGCGCGAACTGGGTAGATGCCGGGTCGATTTCCCACACCGCCCCCACGTTGAGAAGCATCGTCGAGGTGCGTGGGTTTTTGGCCGGGTCGGTCATCACTATCGGCATCATCGAGTAAGTCGCCGAATCCGCCGCCTGCTGGGCAATCTGGTTAGCGAAATACTGCAGCGGCGCCACCGCGCGCAGGGGCAGCGCACCCTTAAACACCCCCGCCTGCTTAACCTTTGGCACGCTGATCAGCTGGCAGCGATCGTTCCACATCGGGTTGCGCCGGCAGCTCAACAGCAAATTATAACCGCCATAGTAGCTTTTGGTCAGGCGCTGGCCCTCGCCTCCGCCGCAATCCTCCAGTTGCCAGGTCTCATAGACCTGAAAAACCTTCATGCCGCCATCGCCCATGCGCACCCCGGCAGCGTCGATCAGCTCCTTCCCGCCCCGGCGCCAGTCGGCGTCATCCCTTCGCTCGGAGATAGCCAGCAGCTCCTTGGTCGGACCTGAGCGCAGCAACTTGTGATCTAGCATCTCTTCGAGAGTTTCGCGGGTCCAACGGCGAATGATCGTCACATCTCCGCCCTGGCGCAGCGCATCCTCGACCGAATGTGCCGAGACCGGCCGCACCACAACATCGGTATCGTGCAGCACCTCAACCGTGGGATGCTGATCAAAAATCTGCTCGATCGTCATCCCCTCGATCGGTTCGGGCCCAGGCTCCAGCATATTGCCGTTCGGCGCAGGCATGCCGGGCAGCGCCATCCGCGGCGCGATCGTTTCACGTGAAACAACCCAGCGGGAAGAGCGATTCCAGTCAACGTAAAGATTGTACTGCCCTTCGATCTCGCCGTTTATAATCAGCGAGGAGACGTGTGCGGTGCGCAGTTCGGTCGCTCGTACATAGTCTTCGAGCAGCGCGGTCACCCCGCTC